GGTTCAACTGTTCCGTTTCACACTGAATTAGGTGAATTTTATGATGTCATCTATTATATGGGGTGGTTCAACTGTTCCGTTTCACACTGAATTAGGTAAATTTTTGATTTCAGCGGCGTCCGAACATGAGGAGCCGGAAGAGTTTGAAAAAGCGTTTCATACATCCGTTCCTTATGCCCTCAGAGAGCTGCCTATTGATGTATTATTTGACCTTATAACTATTAAATTCAGAAACTAGAACGATGAAAAAAGATGAAGTTTGCCGCCTCCGTTTGCTGGGAGTGGCACTAACAGAGCGGAATGCTCATATCTCAGAATGGCTTAAGTATAATCTCATCCGAAGAGAAGAATTAAGTCGTATCCGGATGACTGTTGCCAATGAAAAACTATTTACAAAGGTCCGTTACCCGGATGGAATTATTAAGGAATGGGTTGGTATTGGATGGATTGACGCTGGCACAACAGACGGGTTGAATAATGAGGAGCTTAAAAATATCCCGGTTGTGTTTTGAGATATAATATAAAACGATTAACTTTATACTTTTAAAACTCTAATAAATTACATCATGGATAAAAAAATGGACATCGACAAAAGTATTGATCTTAAAGATCCTCAGGCATTAAAAGAAGCCACTTTAATGGCGATTACTGCAAGCCGTGTCGCTATGGATGACGCGGAAGCTGGAATGAACGAAAGCCTTAAGGATGGGACTCAAGTCAAGGAACCCATAATTACATTGACTTCGCGAATTAGCATTGTCACAGGAGTGCCAACAGATCTAGCTGAATTAATCTGTCATGTGTTTTATTGTAATCCTGACCTTTACGAAATCGTTGAGCGGACGTTTCCTATGTATTGCGTCAGGGCGCAAATTAAGGAACACTGGGAAAACACAGGAGAGATTGACATTAATCTCGGTTTTACGGTAAAAGGTCCTGAAAAGCCTGAGGAGAAAAACAATAGTTAACAGAGCCCGGTGTAACCCGGGCCAATAATAATAGCATGAGTAAATTCTATAACTTTGTTAATACAGAGGACCCGGAAAAATCGGAAGGTTACACAGCCTTCAACCATGGGTGTACGGAATTAGGGTTGCCGTACCATACCCTAAAACAGCAAAAGGGCTATCCCAAAAAACATGGCCCTTGGATAGTGCTCAATAAAGAAATGCATGGATTTAAGAAAGAAAAAATAGAAAAAAGTAAATTTATCTCTTGACTCGTATAATATAAATGCATTATCTTTACAGTGTTCATTTAAATTATTAATTAAGCTGGATTAAGGTGGCGGCTGAATGAGTTACTTCGATATTGGACGAAACAAAACATCTCATTCTATTTTTCCCCTTAAAATATTAAAAGTGGCGGTGATTGAGTTACTTCGCGTCTGAAAAACATCTCAATCAATTTTTCCCTTTTACTGAGCACATAACTTATATTCGCGGAGCGTGGGTGTTCCGAACTTTACAGGTAAAAGGGATCGCTGACAGGGCGGTCCTTTTTTTTTGTTTAACTCAAAAACTTCAAACATGACTAGATTTAATGAAAAATCAGAGGGAATTAAAACCTCTAATCAGGCTGGTGGCTTTGCATATAAACAAGGCCGCGGAAACGAGCTTATTTCTATCCTGTTAACCTCATTCGCAAAAGATGATTATTACGGGACCGCTGACGATCGATTTGAGAGGATGAAAAATCTGATCAACTCGGGAGATCCGTCGTTTCACCTGTTTGCAGCAAAAGCGGCCATTTATGCCCGGAATGTTATTGGAATGAGGTCAATTACTCATGTTATGGCTTCATTGTTAGCTGATAAAATTAACGGGCTGGATTGGGGAAAATCGTTCTATAACGCCATTATCCGCCGGCCGGATGACATGACAGAGATTATTTCATACCACATTGGAAGAGGTCAAAAGGTGACAGCCGCAATGAAGAAAGGTTTTGCATTGGCATTCCAGAAGTTTGACCGTTACCAGCTGGCTAAGTACCGGGGGGAAGGCAAATCGGTAAAATTGATTGACGTTGTACGGATGGTTCATCCAAAATACAATGAATCAACTAACGACCTTGTAAAAGGAATTTTAGTATCAGAGGGGACATGGGAATCTGAACTCACACGTATTGGTCAAATGGATGTAACCGATGAAGAAAAGGCTATTTTCAAGCAGCAGTTTTGGGCTAAAATTATTTCCGATAAAAAACTCGGTTATTTTGCCCTGCTAAGGAATCTGAGGAACATATACGAACAGGCTCCTATTGTTATCCCGGACGCCTTGAAACAGCTGACTGACGAACGTCTTATTAAAAACTCGCTCGTTATGCCATTCCGTTTTCTGACTGCATATGACGAATTTTTGTCAATGCCTCAGGATAGACTGATCCGCGACATCATAACGGGTTTGAATAAAGCGGCCACTATTTCATTGAATAACGTCCCAAAATTTGACGGAAACACTTTGGTATGTATCGATACCTCCCAATCAATGAAAATCAAAAACCATTCACCTGTTTTATCACGGATTGCATCATTATTGGGTGGCTCGCTGGCCAGACAGTCGAATGCTGACATTATGGTATTTGATGACCACGCTCGTTGGTTCGGATACAATCCAGAAGACCCCATTTTGACGTTAGCGAACTCTATCGATCCGAAAGGCGGCTCCACGAATACGTCTGATATCTTCGCCCTTGCAAATAATCGTTATGATAGAATTATTATTTTATCAGATATGCAAGCGTGGGTTAATAATAATTCACATTATTCAACAGCTGACGCGGCCCGGGATTACAATAGAAAATTCAATGCGGATCCTTACATCTATTCGATCGATTTGGCCGGGGACGGTACAACTCTATTCTCGACAAATAAACTTATTCAAATAGCGGGGTGGAGTGAAAAGGTTTTCGATCTCATGAGATACGCTGAAACAAATCCGAAGGTGATGATCGACGTCGTAAACGCAATTGAATTTTAAAATCTATCTTCATACAAACCAATAGGCCCGGGTAATACTGGGCTTTTTTTTTTATAAAAAATGATTTAAAAAATAAAAACGAATAAAAAATTTAAAATCGAATAAATAGTTTTTTATCAAATAAAATCGAAATACTTTACTTTACTTTTATTTACTCTTATATACTTCCTTTCTTTTGCTTCTTTTCTTTTTGTCGGGTGATCTACTTTATTGAAACGGTTAAATAAATTTTATGGAAATCATCGAACTCATCCGGCAAGCACTTACCAAAAAAGGGATTCCGGTATCATTCGCAACCTTCATTCATGCAGAAAAACCCGAAGACGTGGAGGGGGCAGTCGCAACATTCGAAACGGCTTACAAAAAAGAACTCCAAACGGAGGGCGATCGTCGAGCCACACAAGCATCAAAAACGGCAGTTGATAACTTCCGGGAAAAGTACAATCTTGACGAGGACGGCAAACCGAAAAATAAGTCTCAGACTGAAGTTAAAACGGATGCCATACCTGAGAATGTTAAACCATTATTCGATCAAATGACCGCTCAAATCAGTGAGCTGACGAAATTGGTTGGAACAGTGGTAACTACTCAGGTCAACTCAACTAAAACAGAACAGGCTAAAGCCGCTCTGAAAGCGTCGGAGGTATTACCCGAGGCGTTCCAACAGAAATGGCTCACTCGAATTGCTCTTGAATCTGAAAAGAGTTTCGAGGATCAGGTAAAAGATTTAGAGACGGAGTTTCAGGAACTTCATCAAGAATTTATTACCAAGCAAGTTCGTGAAGGAGATTATATCCCGAAGGGACCGAATAAGCCGTTAAGTGCAGATGAAATCCGTAACCTTATTGACAGTAATTCGACCGAAGGAGAGGCCGGAACTGCACCGTTAAACATTGCTAAATAATTTGACAGATGTACGTTAAAAAAGAGACTGAATATCAGTTGCATCCCGTCATTGTCAAGTTGATCGAGGATCTCGTTGGTGGTTGTACCATCGCGGCAGATGACCTTGCTCAATCTGACGAATTGGCTCCCGGGGCACTGGTAGCATTAGACTCCAACGGGCTCGGTCATGTTGTTAAGACTGCAAAAGTTTACTCTGATGTTGGTGCCGCTGTTACAGCGATTCCAATCCATAAAGGGAGTGAGCTTAAAGTTGGTGATGTCGTGTTTGATACCGGAAAGACGCTTGCCGCTGAAGCTATCGCAACGATTGACACCTCAAATGCAGACTACGACGTTTTGAACCTGAACGCCGCTATTGGAGCATTAACCGCGGGCGATCTGATTATTCAGGCCGCTGCACAAGCCGCCGCCGGAAGCGGTGCATACAAGTACACTCCAAAGTATGTTACGATGTCGCTCATTGATCTGAGTGTTGGAAATCAACAGACAGGTCTTTTGAAACGTGGCACCGTGAATAACTTGGTTATGCCGTATCCAATCGATGCGACTTTGGACGCTCTCATGCCCTTAATTGATTTTGAACTGTAATATTCTGAACGATGGAAAGATCATTAATTAAACAAATCGGTTCGGACGCGATCAAAGCAAGGGTAACTTCACGTAAAGTTAAGCCTGTATATTTCCCTAATTTTTTCCGCTCTGTTCCAGTGGATATTCTAAAGTGGGAAACACTGACAGGTGAAAAAGGCGTTCCAGTTGCCGCTGATGTGATCAGCTACGATGCTTCCGCTCCTGAAAAGACTAAGGACGTTATCTCTAAAATGAGTGGGGACATTCCTAAGGTTGGTATTAAACGAAGCATGAACGAAAGTGAATGGATTCGTTATGACAATCTTATGCAAAAAGCAAACGGACGTCCGGATATGGTCCAGTTGTTAGATCTCGTATTTAATGACTTGGATTTTGTTTACAACGGTGTCCGTGCTCGTTACGAATGGCTTTCAATGCAACAACTGTCAACCGGTCAGCTCTCTCTGAGTAAGACGAATAACGCCGGTGGAATTGTTACCGAGAAAGTTGTTGATTTTGGTGTGCCTTCTGAGAATAAGGCCGGTTTTGGGACCAATGCTGCATGGTCAGATTTGGCTAATTCAAAACCGATCGATGACTTGGAGGAACGCTTTAAATTCGCCAAGAGCAAAGGTGTTGGGATCCAGTACTTCATCATGCGAGATGAACAATGGATTCAGCTGAAAAATTCCGCTGATACGATCGCCAAGATGAAAGCATGGTTGAATACCACTGCTAAATTCACCACGACACTTAGCGCAATTAACGCCTATTTGAAAGAAAACCTCATGCCCGTGATCGTTATTATCGATCCCGCTGTTAAGTTAGAGGCTAAGGACCATACCCGTACCGTTGTGAACCCTTGGGAACTCAACCGTGTGGCTCTTGTACCGGACCTTAACGTCGGAACACTTCAACACGGCCCGATC